GGCCTATCTGCTAGCGGCTTTAATAGCGGCGAAGATGATATAGAAAACTATAATGCAATGATAGAGAGCGAATATAGAGGCAAGTTTGATCATATTATTATTCAAATGATCCAATTAATATGCAAAAAACTTTTTGATCTTATACCAGACGATTTGCAAATTGAATACTACCCGTTAAGAATATTAGGCGCAGAGGAAGAGGAAAGAGTTAAAACGCAACAATTAAACGGAATATTGCAATTATATGATAGAGGCTTAATGACTTCTAGCGAAATAAAAGAAGAATTAAATCAGTTAAATATACTAAGAACAGATCTAGAAATAGAAAAACAACAAGAAGAGGAGGCAAGAGAGAAAGAAAAACAAAACTCCTTAGAGAAAGAAAAACAAAACTCCTTCAATATAAAGAACTTTTTTAAAAAGAAAAGAACTTATAAGAGCATATTAACAAATAAAAATATAAAATAATGGCACTAAAAACTTATCAAACAGCAATAGATATTAATAAATTATATTCATCTGTTCTATTATCACCATCAGGACTAGGCGAAGCTTTAAAGCCTAGAATTACAAGCATAGGCGCAACAGTTGATATTTACGGATCAGAAGAGGAGCCAGTAGGCCTAACTCTTGCTAATATTGCAACTAAAATGGCACCAATTAAAACAGATGTAGCTTTAGAAGTATTTGACGGCTTGCCTAATTATCTTGCCTTTGTCAGCGCAGGAACTCCAACAGAGCTAGTTATTAGCTGCGTAAATGTTGCAGAAATACAAGTTATTAGCTAATAATGGCTGAAAAGCAATTACAACCAATAAAAGACAATCCAGAACTAATAGAAGAATTAGAGGCGCAAATAGATGTTATATTATATGATATTTTATTTGCTCCTTTAATTGAGTCTATTAAGGAAAATAAAAGAATCTTTTTTAATGAGCAAGACAATAGCGCCATCATTAAAAAAATAAAATCTGGACAAATAAGGTATGGTAATAATATCTTTACAGGGCAATTTAACGCCACCACAGCAAAGGAATTTAAAAAGCTAGGTATTAAATACAGTAAAAGAATAAAAGGCTATAAAAAAGAAATGAACAACTTGCCTGTCAATATTCAAGTAGCCATTGCACAAAGAGAGGATAGCTATAAACAAATGGCAAGACAACTGGTGGCAACAGTTGACGAAATTAACTTAAATATTGACGAAGCAACAAAGAATATCAATTTTGATGATACCCTTGAAAAGATTTACTCAGATATAAACAAGCAATTCAGAAAAACTGTAACAGATAAAATCGGCCTTTCAATCAATTTTACAGCAGATCAGATAAAAATATTGTCTCAAGAGTATACTAATAATCTAAAATTATACATTACAGAGTTTACCCAGAAAGAAACTTTAATTCTTAGACAAAAAGCTGAGGACATAGTATTATCAGGCACTCGCGCCAAAGATTTTACCAAAATAATAGAAGAACGCTTTGCCGTTAGCACTAAAAAGGCTAAATTTTTGGCAAAACAAGAGATTTCTCTCTTGACTTCTAAATATAAGCAGGTAAAATATGAAAGTGTAGGTGTGTCCAAATACAAGTGGTCAATCTCCAATGTTAGAACTAGGCCAGATCATAGGGCTTTAAATGGTAAAATTTTTAGCTTTGATGATCCGCCAATTTCTAATACCTCTACTGGGGCTAGAAATAATCCCGGTGAAGATTTTGGCTGCAATTGTCAGGCTATACCTATTATAGAAGTTTGAATCCAATCTTATCTTTTATCTTGTCATTATTTAATTAAAATTAAGTTAGTAATTTTTGTGGTATTGGTTACTCCACAATTATTAATATAAATGCTTAGTTTTAATTGTCAATAAAAAAAGTTACTTTTTTTTACATTTTTTTATGCAAGATATTAAAACAAACGCAATCACTCAAAATCTAACAGCGAAATCTTATAAAACAAGGTTTATGGAGCCTGGATTAGTAAACTACCCAGAACCAGGAATAGAGAAAATGGTGTATATATCACCAGAAAATTTACCAACAATAGCGCAAAAATTCAAAGGCTGTAAAATAATAACACAACACAAAGAAGTATCAAAAGAAGAAGCAACAGAACAAATAGTCGGTTATGTAAATGATATATATATGGAAGACGGCTGGGCGTGGGCTGAATTTACAGTTCATGCAGAAGAAGCCATTGATTTAATAGACAATAAAGGTTACAAACCAAGCTCAGGCTATAAATCAGTTTCAGCAGATCAAGGCGGCGTTAAAAATGCCGTTGTTTATGATGATGAGGTAATAGACATAATAAAAGATGATGAAATAACCCACATTGCTTTAGTTGAAAATCCACGCTACACAGACGCAATAATTCTCGAAAATTCTATTGATAAAAATTCTATTCAAGAAGATTTTGTCAATAAAAATTCTATTAATAATAAAATAAAAAATAAAGTTATGAATATCTTTAAATTTAAGTCAGAAAAGTCAGAAAAAGAAAGCTCAAAAGAGCTTACTTTAGAAAATAGCCTATTTGAAATTGACGGCGAAGAAATGCCAGTATCTGAAATGGTTTCTTACTATAAAAACGCAATGGCAGAAAAGAAAGCCAAAGAGGAAGAGGAAAAAGCTAATAAATGCAAATATGCTAACGGCGACGATAAAATTGATGTTGACGGCGAAGAAATGACTATTAGCGAATTAGCTAACTTCTATAAGAAAAACAAAAAGAAAAACGAAGAAGATAAGAAAGAAAATGAGGAAATGAAAGAAGAAGATAAAAAAGAAAACGAAGATAAAGAAGAGGATAAGAAAGAGAACGAAGATATGAAAGAAGAAGATAAAAAGGAAAATGAAGACAAGAAAGAAAATGAAAAAGAAGAAGAAGAGAAAAAAGGAAGTACTATGAAAAATTCTGTTGATGTTGATGAAGGTGACGATATTAACGCCAATAGAATTAAGTATGAAAATGGAGTTTCTAATAATTCTAGTTCTAATTCTGGTTATATTTCAGAATCGAAAAAATTTGCTTTAGGTAATCTTGCTTATGGCGAATAAATAAAAAATTAATAACAATTTATTTTAAAAAATAACATGACTCAAAATTTAAATCAATTTAAACCAACTACTGAAAAAGGGGCGTTGGATTTAGCCATTAATTGGAATTTATACGATTGCAGAATAGATCCTAATTCTGTTGCTGATTTTACAAATGCTAATGGATTTGCAGTAAAACTGGTTAGCATAACAGGTAGCAAAAATATTATAGTTGACTTGGCAACAAATGCTACTGACAAAATTTTTTGTTTTATACCTCTTGAACCTAAAACAAATAGTTTCTCCAAAGGCGATTTTATCAGGGTAGGATCTTCTGCGGTAGTAATGCAAATGGAAGCAGGCGCGGCTATTGCAGGCGGTGATAGTATTGAAATTGTACCAACTGGAAATAAAGTCGTTACCCAAACTGCTGGAACTGTTGTAGGTACGGCACTTACTTCTGCTGCTGCTGATGGTGATCTAATTAAGATTTTAATTAAAACTTTATAATATTAACAATAAAATTAAAAATAAAATGGATAATAAAACTTTATATATGCTAAAAGCCATACATGGCGGCGAGAATTTATCTTCTAATATTTTAGTAAATTCAGTAATCAACACAAAAGCTGGTTTAGAAGGCAAGGCAAATATTCTAAAAAACAACGCCCCTAGTGGTTATGAAGCAACTATTACTACTCTAACAGATATGAGAAGAGAAGTAATCTCGCAAACTTTTTACACAGCGGGTAAAAATCAAGGTGGATTACCTGCTTTCTGTCCTATTAAAACTGGTCAAGGTGCTTTTACGGAAGAATCATTGTATTTCACCAATTTTAAATTATCGGGTGATTTTGCTTCTGGAATTATGGGAAGAGGACAAAACACTAGAAAAAATAAAGTAGCAACAGCCTACGATAAAATAAAACTACCTAATTTCTTCTGGTCAGCAGAAATGGACTACTCAATTATAGATATTAGGCAAGCTGCAATAAATGGGGGAGGTGCAATAGATCTTGCCAAAGACGAGGAAATTTCTAGAAAAACTCAATGGGATATTGGTATTCAAGAAACTTTATTTTTAGGGCAACCAGAAATAGACGATGTAGATGGACTTCTGAATTTGTCAGGAATTACAACTGATATTACTACTTTACAGAAGCCATTATCTGCAATGACTGCTACTGAAATAAATACTTTTGCTAGAAATATTATAAAAGTTTATTGGCAAAATAGCAATGAAACCGCCCTTCCAGATACTTTCTGTATGCCAACTAATGACTTTTTAGGATTACCAACTTTCGTAGCTGAAAATCAACCAACAATTTCTAAAACAACATTCTTAGAGCAAGTATTTAAGCAAGCAACTCAGAATCCTAATTTTAAAGTAGTACATGCAGCTTATAATGATTTAAGCAAAAATAATTTAGGTGTAAATAGATATGTTCTATATCAAAACGCAAATACAACTTTAGAAATGAACATACCTATTGACTATACTAGTACAACTTTTGGAACTGTTAATAATTTTGACTTTTCTAATGTTGCTTATGGTCAATTTTCAGGAGTTATCGCCAAAAGACCTCAAGAAATTTACTATTTAGATCATTCAGTAGTAATTTAATTAATAATTAATTTAAAAAAATATGAAACAACTTATAAATCAAACTAACACTAATTTTAATATTGGTTTAGATAAAGATGGCAAGCCGATCGTTTTTAAAATTGGTAAAATAATGGAATTTGACGATAAAATGGCTAGAATTCTTGAAAGATATAAGGGGATTGAATCTGTTGAATCTTTAAAATCAAAAGTCGATACTACTTTCTCTAAAAAATCAAGCAAAAAATCTAAGGCTAAATCTAAAGTTGAAGAAGGTTTTGATTATGATTCTGCTAGCGATGAGGATAAAGCTTCTGCTGACGCCGCTATCGAAGCTGATAATAAGGAATAATTAATTAGTTAGTAATTATGGCTTGCACGGATCCTATCATTACAGCACTTACGCCAGAAGAGTTTAAATCTCAATTCTGGCGTGATTTTACATATATTGCAACTTGGGATATTGCAACCACCTATAATACAGGTGACCAAGTTTTTTATGACCTTAATAAAAGGTTTTATCAGTGCTTAAATGATGGGGTCGTGGGGGTTTTACCTACTGATACTAATGATTGGAAAGCTATATCTAATTTTGATTTAATTTGCGATCTTGACATAACTAATGCTTATGCAGAGGCTTGTGTCAATTTTAACAGCGCTCTATTTAGCAGCGATCAAGATAAGATATTAGCTTACTTATATTTATCGGCTCACTTCGTAGTAAATGACTTAAGTGCTGGCGGAACTTCTGGCGGAAATGTTGATGCTGGCCTAGTAAATAGTAAAAGCGTTGGCAATGTGTCAGTTAGCTCTACAATACCAGATTATTATTTAAAGTCTGGTTATGCTTTTTATGCTACTACTACTTATGGCAGAAAATATATTGATATGATAAGGCCTAGAACTATTGGAAATATGGTAGCTATTGCAGGAGGAACTAATGCCTAATGCAAGCACTCAAATTAATTTCAAAATTGATGGCTTAGAGAGGATAAGAAAAAATTTAGAACAAACTAAGTTAGTAGCTAAATTAGGGATATTTGGTGATAAAAGTAAAAGAGATGAAGATACAAAAGCAGGTGTGACCAATGCAGAACTTGGGTCGTTTCACGAATTTGGAGCGCCAAAAATTAATTTACCTCGCAGGTCTTTTTTATTAGATCCTTTAACTATAAAAGGAAAGGAACTAACAAAGAAGACAGAGCAGATAATAGATAAATATATTGATGAAGAAAACGGAATTGAAAAAATATTAGAGCTAGTCGGAATTTATGGCGAGTCAATAGTGCAAGAAGCCTTTGAGACTGGAGGTTTTGGAGCTTGGCAGCCAATAAAAGAGGCTACTGCTAATAGAAAAGGAAGCTGGCAAGAATTGATTGCAAGTAGTCAATTGAGGCGTAGCGTTATTAGTAAAGTTGAAAAAAGAAATAATTAATTATGAGACAACCAAAAGTTGATTTTGTTTTAAATTGCTGGTCAGAGCCAATAGAGCTTATAAAGATAACAACAAGCATTGTTGACTATCAAAATGTTAGAACAGAAGAAATAATCAATTTTAAGGGGGTTATACAGCCGTTAAAAGCTGAACAAATAAATATAAAGCCACTTGAGACTAGAAGCTGGAAATGGTTTATGATACATACAAGGGCAGAAATAGCAATCAATACTAATGATAAAATAGAGATTGATGATAAAAGATATAAAGTTATGGATAAAAATAATTATAGCCGTAATGGTTTTTATGAATATCATATAGTGGAAAGTTATGAATAGAGAGCCAATATTAATTTTAGGGGATATAATAAAAGATTTTATGGGGCTAAATGACGATCAAATATATATCTATAATCAAAATTTTAATCCTACCAATACATCTGGGCTTTTTATAACTTTAGGTTTTAATAATTCTGTAAATTATAGCAGCGTAAATAGATTTAATCCAGACACAGAACAACAAGAATTATCTATTAATATGAAAGAAAGCTATTCTATTAATGTTTACTCCAAAGACTCAAGCTCAAGAATAAGAAAAGAGGAAGTAATTATGGCTTTAAATTCTGATCTAGCAAGAAATAAACAAGAAGAATATTTTTTCCAAATAGCGCCAATAACACAAGGCTTTATCAATGTATCAGATTTAGAAGGCGAAGGAATGTATAATAGATTTGCTCTAAATATTAATATTTTAGCACATTATAATCAAGTGAGAGATACTCTTGTTTATGATACTTTTAATAACTCAATTGAAAACGAATAATTATGTCTATACCTATTCAAAATATCATTAATGTTTCAATAACAGGAACTCCAGCGGGTTTACCTGCTGCTAATGTAAATAGCGTTGCAATATTTACTACTGAAACTCCTAGTAATGTTGATGATTTTAATACTTATGTTACAGCTTCAGCGGTTCAAACTGATTACGGAACTAATAGCGTTACTGCTCAAATGGCAAGTAACATTTTTGCACAATCACCAAACATTTTAACAGGCGATGGCCGCCTTGTTGTTATACCTTTAATAAATGCAATTAGCGCAATAGAAGGTATTTATGAAAGCGCAGACATTGCAGCTAATTTAACAAACTTACAAGCCGTTGCTGATGGTGATATTAGGGTTGTTTTAAATGGTAATAATGTTGATGTAACAGGCCTAAATTTCACTAATGCAAGCTCTTTAGCTGATATAGCAACAATCTTACAAAGAAAGTTGACTGATGTTGTAGTAACTGCAAAAGCCACTGGCTTTGATTTAGCTTCTAAAAAGGTTGGCGCTTCTTCTTCTGTTGATTTAGTGCAATTGCCTGCTGGTTCTGGAACTGATCTAAGTGTTGCATCGTTATTCAATGTAGCGGCTGGAACTGCAACAGGTGGCGCAGACTCACAAGGCGAAACTATATCAGAAGCTATTTTAAGAACTGAAGAGCAAGTAAACTATACAGGGCTTATAACAAATCTTGACTTAGAAGATGCAGCCATTTCTGCAATTGCTGCTACCGTTCAGACTAGAGATATGATTTTCTTAGCCCATGTATGCAGCACAGAAGATTTAGAGCCTACTACTGGTATTGCTTCAATAATTAAAGATGCTACACAAACTAAAACAAGAATTTTATTTTATTCAGTTAGTCAAGAGTCAGCAAACTTAATGAAAGCGGCCTATTTAGGCAGGGCGTTTAGTGTAAATTTCAGCGGTTCTAATACTTCTCAAACTATGCAATTAAAAGCTCTTGCAAATGTATTGCCAGATACTTTAATTAATCAAACTATATTTGATAAAGCAGAAACTGCTGGCGTTGATTATTACGGTTCTATTGAAGGCTTGCCAGTTGTTATCTCAAATGGTGCAAATAAATTCTTTGATTCTGTTTATAATTCTATATTTATTAAATTAGCGGTTGAAGTTGCAGGATTTAATTTCTTAAAACAAACTAATACAAAAAGGCCACAAACAGAGCAAA